CACGCAACGAAATTAAACAATCAGCAGAGAGTTTATTACTTGAACTAGTGGGTCAACGAGCTATCTATGACTTTATTGTACAGTGTGATGAACAAAACAACACACCGGCACGTATTGATCGTAATGAATTACACGTTGATATTGCTATTGAACCAGTTAAAGCAGTTGAATTTATCTACATTCCACTACGCTTGAAAAACACTGGTGATATTGCAGCTGGCAGATAATGGTTAAATATAGTAAACAAGGAGCATCTAGATGGCAATTTCTAGTTTAAGTAAATTCACAGTACCTCTTCCTAGCGGACAGAGTGCTACTTCACAGGGCCTATTGATGCCTAAACTGAAATATCGTTTCAGGGTGTCATTAGAAAATTTTGGTGTAAGTAAACCAACAACCGAGCTTACAAAGCAAGTAATGAACATTACTCGTCCAGGAGTGTCGTTTGATAATATTGAACTACATGTTTACAACAGTAAAGTTAATTATGCTGGTCGTTATACATGGTCTGATGTTACTTTAGTTGTAAGAGATGATGTTTCTAATGAAGTTAGCAAATTAGTCGGCGAACAGCTACAGAAACAATTTGACTTCTTTGAACAAAGTTCTGCCGCTAGCGGTATTGACTACAAATTTGTAACACGCATTGAAATCTTAGACGGTGGAAACGGCGCAAACGAGCCAAAAGTTTTAGAAACTTTTGAATTGTACGGTTGTTATATCCAAAACAGTGTGTACTCAAATACTGATTACTCTAGCAGTGACCCTATTGACATTACACTGACTTTCAAATACGACAATGCTGTCCAGATTGACGGTTCGGGTGCTCCAGTCGGTATCGGCGCTGCAATTGGCAGAACTACAAGAACACTAGCAACTGGCTAATCACAGTTGACTCTGGTCTACAAAGGCGTGTATAATTACTATACACGCTTTTTTTACGACTGGAGATTATTGTGTCGCAACAGATTTATATCTACAAAGAAGAACTATACGGACGCTCTGAGGTCCTTAACCATGTTAAAAATCTCAAAGAACGTAATTCCAATTTTACATTATTAGATATTGGTGCAAGTCACAATCCGTTTAATCAAGAATACTTAACACATACTTTTGATCTAAGACCTATTGAAATTCCAAATGTACATGCATTTGCAGGTGATATGAATTCTTACGAAGATTGGGTTCAATTGTTCAACTATGTAGAAGAACATGGCAAATTTGATTTTGTTAATTGTACACATACATTAGAGGACATCGCATATCCTATGGCGGCATTGAAATATCTGCCACGAATTGCTAAAGAAGGATTTATTGCAGTTCCTAGCAAATATTACGAACTACAGCGTCGAGATACTTTCAAAGGTGGAATCCATCATAGGTGGATTTTTGATCATAAGAACGGCGAGTTAGTAGCATATCCAAAAATGGGATTACTAGAAAATATGACATTTTTTCCGTACGGTAAAGAAATTGAAAGTAAATCAGACACTGAACTTAGAATGTTTTGGAAAGATTCCATTAATTTTTCAGTTATAAACAATGATTATTTAGGTCCTACTAGAGAAGCAGTTCTAGAAATGTACCAACAACTATTACCTTAATTTTTGCTAATTTATTTGACATAAATATTGTTATGTCAAATGCTTTTACACAATTCCTTAGCGGCTTTGCCGGAGGCCTTTTTGGTAACGACGGTTATCTTAGAGATTATAAACATGCCGCCAGATTGTATCAAGACAATTACTACGGCATGGCTCCTAAAGCGGGCTGGACCTATTTTATCGAAATTGGATTAAATCCCAAACTACACGATAAAACAATTTTTGCAGCTCTCGACGACACTTGGTATAAACGATCAAGGGGAAAATTAGGCCTACTAGCAAAATCTGCAGACCTTCCTAGATTTTCTGTTGCAACAGAGACTCTAAATCAATACAACAAAAAGACTGTAGTTCAAAGTAAGATAACCTACAATCCCATTAGTATTACATTCCATGATGACATGGATAACATTATTACTGATTTGTGGAAAAACTATTATCAATACTATTATGCTGATTCTAGGTACACCGGATTTAATTCATTGTCAAAAACAATGTCAGTAATTCCTGAAGCATATCAGGAATTATCTGAATATGATAATCGAGCATATGCATACGGATTAAACAACGGTCAGACTGAACCATTTTTTAGTTACATAAAAATATTTTTATTAAACAGACGAAAATATAGTTCAGTCACGTTAATAAATCCTATCATTACAGAATGGGCCCACTCTCAACTAGATCAAACTAGTGGAAACCGACTATTAGATGCTAAAATGACAGTAGCATACGAGGCAGTTTACTACGACACACGAAATTCTTCAGTAACTAAAACAGAACCAGGCTTCAATGCAATACATTACGATAATGCTCCTAGTCCACTGTCTGTACTTGGCGGCGGCGGCAAAGGACTTAGTGGCCTGCTCAATGGATCAGCTGATATATTAGGAGTGTTTAATAAAGAAGGCTCGTTAAGTGTTGGTGACTGGTTAAATGTTGCCATAAGTACAAAAAATCTTGCAAAAAATGCAAAAAGCCTAACAGCGGCCGGAATTAAACAAGAAGCATATAGTTTAGTAACAAGTAGTCTTATAAGAGGTGCTACTAACCCTGCAAGTTCTACAATTGATCAAATTGACTTGGATAGATCGACTCCAGGCCAAATAGTTACTAAGCAAGTAAATCCAGTTAACACTTTTTTTAGAAAAATTGGATCTGATAGAGTGTCTCTAGCAACCCCGAGAAATGTAGGTGGGAGTAGTAATTAATGGAAAATAAAATATATTCAAATCTGCCAATACAGCAAACAACTCAAGATAGTGCAGATCCTACAAAAAAATATTTTGATCAATATTTTAATGCACCAGTTGATATAGATAATAATTTTACAATATCAATTAAATCTTTTTTTGAAAAAAGAGGGTTCTCAACATCTAGCGCAGAGTCTATTGCACTAGTAATTTTAACACAGGCAAAGAAAGACAATTTTAATCCTCAGCAAATTATAGACAGTTTATCGGGATTAACTAATTTAGAAATTAGCGGGCTTGTGGCCGAAATCTTAAACTATAATAGATTCAAAACTAGTAGTTTAGGAATTTATATAGCACCTAGTGCTGCTGACGAAATACAACGTAACATCCTAGCATGAGTTTGAAATTCGCAAAAGGTCAATATAAGATTGATAACCCAGAAAAATATGTAGGTTCTAGAACACCACTATATAGAAGTTCATGGGAATTAACTTTTATGCAATTTTGCGACCACAATCCCAGTGTGCAACAGTGGTCAAGTGAATCAGTTAAGATTCCCTATAAAGATCCGCTGACAGGAAAAAATACAGTATATGTTCCAGATTTTTTGATTGTATACTTAGATAAGAATCAAAAAAAACACGCAGAACTAATTGAGATCAAACCAGCTAATCAAACTATCTTAGAAAAGGTAGGAAAAAATCAGTATAACCAAGCACAGTATGTCAAGAATATGGCAAAGTGGGCAGCAGCTTCTAACTGGTGTAAGAATCAGGGAATTAAGTTTAGGATAATTAACGAAAGTGATATTTTCCATACTGGTAAAAAGAAAGGATAAGTACGGTTATGACTAAGAAACTCGAAGAATTGTTAAACATATCACCCGGTGATGAAATAATCGATACTCCCGCACCTGCTGAAGTAATTGTGCCCACTATTGATTTGCAGAATAAATTAGAAGAATTTGACAAAATTTCCGCAGCACTACCTAGGGTCAAAGGACTTGGGGATATTAGTGATGCTGAATTAGATTTCTTAGCAGCCAAGGCTGAAAAAGCGTATGACGATTTAATGGATCTAGGCATGAATGTAGAGGCCCGCTACAGTACTAGGATGTTCGAAGTAGCTGGACAAATGTTAAATGCAGCAATTACTGCAAAAACTAACAAAATAGATAAAAAGTTAAAAATGGTTGATCTACAACTTAAAAAACTTGCTATTGACAGGAAGCACGGTGAAAAGGGTGACGAGATTGAGGGCGAGGGATATGTTATTACTGATCGCAACTCAATTCTCGAAAAACTAAAAAATATGAATAAATAATGCATAGGAAACCACAATGAGATCATTCAAAGAACATCTTGCAGAATCTAAAAAGACCTACTCTTTTCGAGTTAAAGTAGCGGGCGATGTGTCAGCTGATCAAGAGAAGGCAATGGAATCGTTACTTTCCAGATTTGAAATTTCTAGTTTCAAAAAAACTGGCAAAACTCCAATTCAAGAATTACCATTAGACTTCCCTACTATAAAAAATAGTGAAGTCAGTATTTACGAAGTAACTCTAAATTACCCAACAACACAATTTGAACTAAGTGAATACTTGGCAAGCGAATTGGCTATCAGCAAAAACTGTCTTGTTGTTCGTAGACCAGACGAACCGTATGAAGAATATCAAGCGACTACACACAAAAACAATGAAGCGTTATTAACAGACAGCGAATATAAAGAAGCTGCTCCTATTAACGGTGAAGATTTTTATGGCGACAAATACAATACCGGATTTGTAAAAGAATTGAATTCAATTCTAAAGTTACAAAGACGTGAACGTGGGGAAGAAATTCCCGAAGGCAACGGAACAGGTGATAGCACGGCTGCTGCCAAAGCTAAGTTCAATACTGACGCCACCGGCAATACAAAAAGCCCTGTTATGCAGGCAGCAGATCCAAGGAAATAATTATGAAAATGATTAATGTATTACAACGTTTAGCTGAGTTGGATGGTCAAAATCCTAACGTAGCTCAAGCTAAACCCACAGTGGCCCCAGATGCTGCTGTTCGAGCAGTTCAACAAAGTTTATCAGAAGAGTTAAGTGTAGATAGCTTACGATATCTTTCTGGTGTTAAAAATACTATTGCAGAATGCGGAATGGTTCCTCCAATGGGGACCTCAGGCACTCCTGCATCTTTCAGCATCAATGCAACGGCCGCCACAGGCGACGAAGTTGCAAACATGTTGAATAACATTATGACACTAGCAGGTGTTAAAGAAGTCACTCCGCACGACATGCCAGTGGATAAACCAACTACCGGCATTACTATGGCACCTCCTATGTCTGGCGCTGACCAGATGAAGAAAATGATGGATACCATGAACGAGCCAGCTCCGGATGGTATGGCCAACGATGCAGACGGTCAACCAGAAGACGAAGGTCTAATGGGTGGCGCACTTG